GTGCGCGGTGGCTTGCGGATTGGCCTGCGGTGGCACGTTGACGGTGACGCTGTGGTTGATCGTGGTGTCCCCCTTGTTGCTGACGTGGCTGGTGGTCGCCGGGTGTTCGGTGGGGATTGCGTTGAGCGCAGCTCCCACGCCCGCGATGTGGCCACCGCGATACTTCTGCAGCTCAGCGGCGTGGCCCGCCTCAAACTCCTGGAACACGATGTCGGCGAGTTGCTCGGGCGTCGCGCCGCGGGCCTCGGCCGCGCGGAGGTGCGCCATCACACCGGCATACTTGCCGCCCAGCTCGTGCTTGAGGAACGCCAGCTGGGTGCTCTCCTGGCGGATATCGAGGTGACGCTCCTCGGCGAACTTGCGCAGATCCGCCAGCCGCGACCCGGCCCATTGCGCCAGCCCATAGGCGCGGCCGGATTGCGGATTGTAGCCACCGCCGCCATAGGTGATGTCGGCGCGTAGTCCGCTCTCGGCCTGGAAGTTGGACAGGAACGCCGCGGCGACAGACCGCGAGATACCGAGCGTCTCCATCAGCTTCCGACCGAGGTCGCCGGCGTTCGCCGCCACCCCCGACGCGCCGGTGCCGCCGACGCTTTGCGTCACCCGGCCCCACCATGACTGCGGCCCGTGCGCCGAGCCGGTGGTCGGATCAAACTCCGCTTGGCTCTCGGTCAGGGTCTTCCAGGTGTCCTTGACCACATCCCAGAACCCCTCGGCGCCCTCGGTGACGGCGTCCTTGGTTTTCGGGTCGGTGAACAGATCGCGGATCCATTTGCCGGCGTCTTCGCCCCATTTGCCGGGACCGTGCTTTGCCGGATCCCAGCCCGCCGCCTTCGCCGCCTGCCACGCGTCATAGGCGGCCCACAGGCCTAGCGCGATCTCGCCGACCACCGGGATAGCCGCCAGCCCAGCGCGCGCCCCCAGGCGGCCCGCCAGCCCGCCGGCGCCACGGGTGAAGGTCGCGCCCATGCCCGCGCCAGCACCCGCCGCGGCGGGTGCTACCAGCCCGAGCATGCGCAGCAACCCACGCCCCATGGTCCACAAGCCGCGCGCCAGCCGGGACGGCCCCAGGCCGATCATCGACAGCGCGGCGATCGCGGTCAGCGTCTTCAGCACGTCCGCCAGGATGTCTTTGGTGCCGGCCCACTGGTCGATCGCTTTGCTGGTCTTCTCGAGACCGCCGTAGTCGAACAGCGATTTGCCGCCGGCCTTCCACACCATGTAGTCGTCGAGCAGTCCGAGCAGCAGCGACAGCATGGCGATGACGCGGCCGAACGGCGTCGCCAGCATCGCCACGCCCACCGCGGCAAAGGCGATCTCCAGGAATTTGAGCTTACCGGGTATCTGATCGATCAGATCGAACATGCCGGCGAACGCAGTGATCAGCAGATCGACCACCCGGAACACGAAGCCCGCCGCCTTGGCTAATCCGTCCAGCAGCGAATTGATCAGCGGGAGATGCTCGCGGAGCGTCACCAGGATGTGGTCGAGCGACGGTTGAATCTCTTTCAGGAAGTTGGTGCCGAAGCGCTGCCAGATGTTGTTGAGCACGACGCCGAGATCGCGGAAGGTGCGCGTTGCCGCCTCCGCCGCCACCGCGAACTCTTTCGGGTCGCGGTTGCCCCACACCTCCTTGACCAGCTTCGCGGCGCGCTCTTGTTGCGCGGCCCATTCGCCGGTTGCCAGATAGTGCACCGCAAGCGGATCGGTGATGCCGACGCGCGCCGCCAGTCGCTGCGCCATCCAGTAGGTCGGCGAATTAGGATCCGCGCCACCCAGCTTGCGGAGCTCCACGCCGAGCTCTTTCAGCCGCCCCACGTTGTCGGTGGCCGACACCCCGAAGGCACGCAGGAAGCCGATCCCGGCTGGCCCGTAGCTGCGCAGGAAGCCGGCGAACCCCTCCATGGCGCCGCGCGCCTGCTCGGTCGACATCCCGAGCATCCAGAAGGCATTGCTAACCGACTGGATCTCGTCGGTTGCCATGCCCATGCGCTGGCTGGCTTGGTAGAGCTCGTTGCCGGTCTCGGCGAACTTCTTGGCCAGCACCACAAGCCCGGTGCCAATGGCGGCCAGCTCCGCATTGAGCAGACCGACACGCGCGGCGACCCGCTTCAGCCCGCTGAGGAAGCTCTCCTGCGATGCGCCGTCGACGACGTATTTAACATTGACCAGAAACTCTTGGAGGACCTCGGCGGCCATCAGCCGGGCGCCTTCGGGCCAGCTTGATCAGGATCGAGCGGCTTTGTGGTGATCTCGGTATACCAAGGTTGCCCGCGGTTATCGCCGTGATGCGTCACGCTCCACGCGGTATAGATGCCGTCGCTCTCGATGTGTGCCATCATCTGCAACGAATAGGTCTGGTTGATCGCCTGCGAGGTATCACCGCCTTGCGCCTTGATGACCTTGTTCACCTCGTCGTTGTTGATCTTGATCTGGCAGCCCGGTGTGATCTGGTAATTTAACAGACACTGCACATGGATCGCGGCGCCGATCTGCTGCGTCGGAATGCTGGTCATACCGTTGAGGACGTTGATTTCGATCGGCTTGGCGGGCAGCTTCTCGCCCGGGCCCAGCACGTGCAGTTTGTTGTTGCTATCGATGAAGCAAAACCCATCGATAGCCTGCGTCAGATCACGCATCACCTCGGGCGGCAAACCATAGAGCGTGCGGCTGCGCGTGCTCTTCTGGGTCTGGATCGCGTCGATCTGGGTGATGGTTCCCGCGGTGATGCCGTAAGGGCCCATGGCGGAAAGCACCGCATTGATGATGTCCTGCCCGGTGGTGCCGGGCGGCAGTCGCTTGTTGATGAGCGGCTCGAGCATGGCTTGGCTACCGCACGCGGCATGGATGCGCAGAAACGTGTCGGTGGCGCTCAACTTGCCCTTCTCAAAGAATACGATATCACCGGCAAACAGCTGGCCGTAGCGGGCGTGCTGGTAGCCGCCGCTCAGCGTCACGTTGGTGAATTCCTGGGTGATCTGCTGAGCGAGATCATCCGGCACGTTGGTGACCGTGGCGGTCAGTTGCCACGGGTTTAACATCATGCCGGTCTCCACCGAAAATTCGATGTGAAAGTCCGACAGGTTGATGGCCTTGCCGCCGCCGCCGGCATCGGTCGGCGTGCCAACCGCTAAAGCCCACAGTCTGCCGAATAGTTTGCCGGGTGGCGGCGTCAGCTCGGGTGCGGGCGGGTCGCGCTTGGCGACAACCTCGACCGGCGGGAGCGTCACTTCGGTGGACGAGTCACGTAGGCTAGCGCTCACGGCTGCGCTCCAGGTGACGCTGATAGATCCGCTCGTTCTCGTCCAATACGTCGAGGTAGTCGTTGGCGAGCATCACGTGCTCCAGATCGATCGTGCCATCGAGCAGACCCTCCATGCGATACATGCCTTTGACGGAGGGGCGCAGCAGATAGCCCTCGCCGTCTGCTACCGCTATCCAATCGAGTTCAGGGTAAGCGTCGGCGTTTCCGTAGCTGCCGCCCCCGGCAACGCGCCGCCGAAAAAACCCGTCAGATTATCCTGCAGGATCTTGGAGACCACCTCGATCATCATCGGTAATGAGTCGAGATCCTCAAACATGATGCGTTTGGCGCGCGGGTTCCACACGTCGACCCACACCACACCCGAACCATTGCCGCCTTGCTGGCGCTGTGTCATCTCCAGACACATGCCGAGCACGTAGTTGCAATCCTCATCGGTGATGCGCGACAGCGCCCCGGCAAACGGCACGATCAGCTTGTTGGGTTCCTGCTCGCCGATCGCCGCCAGCGCGTCGCCCATCTCCATCATCTCGGAGATCAGCGGCGCGAGACGACGGGCGACGTGGAATTGCTGGAACGCGTTCATTCGTTTGGCGCGGTAGAGGTGATCGCCGACTTTGAATTCCAGCATCGTTAACCCCCGACCACCGACGTGCCGCTGGTGCCGTCGCCGAGCACGCCGTTGACCTGACCCGCGTCGAAGATCCATTCCTGCAGGCCTCCCTCTTTCGCGTAGGAAACATTCGGCCAACGCTGGAAGGCGCAGTTGGTGCAGGAGATCTGGTCGCCGCGCGCCGGATCACTGATGACGATGACGTTCTGTCCCCACAGCGCCGAGCTCACACGTTGCAGATCGAGCATCACCGACAGCATCTGATTGGTCGGCGAGGTCTTTAGAAAACGCAGAGTAATGGTGCCGCCATTTCCAGCATGCAGTGAGTGCATCACCGAGCCGTCAGCGCCTATGGTCATGGTGTTCTTGTTCTCGACCATGGCGACGGTAATGCCTTCTTCGGAATTACCCGAGCCGTAGCCGAGCGAGAACGAGCCGCCGGGACCGACGATGGACGCGGCAACGTCCATGAACGAATATGTCGCCATGGCAACATTTTCCTTTCGTTTCAGATTGTGGAGGAATGGAACCAGATCCGCCGGGCGGCGTTTACGGTCGCGGGGTCGACCCCTGTTTCAGGAGAAAGCTATGCCCAACATCCAAGATGCCGCCCAACAGCTGAACGCCGCGCTGGATCGCATCGCAGCTGCAGCAAACAACCCGCAGCAAGTGCAACAGGCCGTGCAGGACGCCAAACAGAAGGTCCAGGAGTTTGTGCAGCACGCCCAGCAGGGCGGCCAGGGTGGCCAGCAGGGCGGCCAGCAGCAGGGCAGCCAGGGCGCCACGCACCAGCGCTAGGGGTGCTTGGCTAGGCAGCTCTCAATGATCTTGGTGATCATTGTGTTTCTAACTTCGGTGTTGTGCGCGAACACGTAGGACGCAACACCGAGGAAGCATATGTTTAGTAACACCAGCAACAAAAATGCTGGTGGGAGTGCCTTGATCAGCTTGTCGCTGATGCCTGCAATCACCCCGTGGCGACCGTTCCCGTTACTAGGTTCGGTCGCCACGGGACGTCACTTAGCCTTTAGGTGCCGGTGCCGGCGGCAGCGGCATGCCGACTTCCAGCGAGGGGTCGACAGAAACGTAACGCCATCCCAACGAAGGACAGTAGCACAACATCCAAAATGTCTTGGACGGCAGCCCCTGGTCGGGATGTCCACCGCTGCCACCCGGCAGGCCCTGGTCAGGACGCGCACCACCAGACGGCAGCCCCTGGTCAGGCTTTGGCTGGCTTCCCGGCAGCCCCTGGTCAGGCCGTGCCGGCTGGCCAGGGATCGGCTGGCCGGATACGTGACCACCGCCCGGCAACCCCTGCGAGGGATGCGGCGGACGGCCGGGTGACGGCCAGATCGTGCCCGGCTGCACCGGGATGCCGCCACCGAAGCCGGGATCGACCGGCACGATGGGATTGCCGAGCGACGGAGGCGGCCAGATGCCCGGAGGGGGCGGCGGCAAGCCCTGATCGGGACGGTCGCTGCTGATCCCGTAGCCGGGATCGGTCGGACCTTCAGCGCCCGGCAGCTCATTGCCGGGATGCCCGCGCTCACGCACGGTAAGGAAGCCAGAAACGAACGGCATTTGACGTCTCCTTTAGCGGTTGACGTTTACGATCACGTTAGCGAAATGAACTGCGCCGGCCAGTTTGATCGCACACTGGATGGTCGGCGCGATGCGCTGCTCCCGGATAGCCTGCGGCTGACTTTCCACGAGCGGCGCCCACACGTAGTAGCCGAGTGGCAGCATCTGTCCATAGACGATCTGGCCGAACCCGCTGGCATTCCACTGCCCGGGCGCAATCATCCCGTTAATGACGCCCTGCTGCAATGAATTGGTCACAGTCGCCACCAGGATGTGGATGCCCTGGTTGGTTTGCGGGATTTTGGTGGTCGAGGTGTAGAGCACATTAAACAGATCGGTCTGGATGCGATTGGCCAGCCAGTCGGTAGTGTGCCGCTCGTCGAAATACATGCTGCTCGCCATCACGCCCTCCTGGATGATGGCGACGTCGTTGCTGTAGTAGACGAACACGTTGGCCCGCTTTAGCTTGAGCGCGGCGGCTTGGTTCTCGGTCAGGATCTCACCCGACACGCCGGGCTCCTGTTTGAATTTTAACGTGATGACGGTGTTGCTGGCCTCAAAATCGACGGTGAACGCCCGGCCATACATAGAAGCCGAGGCATATTTGCTGTTGCTGCTGAATTGACCGAACGTGCGGGTATAACCCAGCGCCTTCATCTGACTGAAGATGTCGACGTTGATCGTCGGATCCAGCGCCGCGGTGTCCTGTGAGGTGTAGCCAAAAATGGAGCTCGGACTGCAGCCCTCGATAAACTGCGCCACGTTGACGTAGTCGGTAATGCTGATGTCGTTCACCAGAGCAAATTGCAGACCATACCACTGCGGGTGGGCACGCAGCGCGATGGCACACTGCAATGCCGTTTCCGCTGCGATACCGTTGACCGGCACCGAAGCACCCGCCGCCTGGGTTAGCTTCATCGGCGTCGACACGTCTTGCCCGAGACCGGACGAACTGGCGTAGCCGATCGTGCTGGTGGTGCCGGATGAAATCGACTGGATGTGGAACCGCGTGCCGTCAAACCAGCAGCTGCCGCCGGTTAGTGCGTTGTTAACAATGGTCGCCGCGCCGTTCAGGTTGGTGATGCCGGTGAAATCCATACCCGTGGTGCCGTTCTGTGGCGCCAGCGCACCGGTTGCCGCGGTGAGCTGGATGATCGCTGAGATGTCGGAGCCGCTGGCAGGTGCGCTGGCGTAGGTGATGGTGGACGCGGTGCCGGTGGTAGCGCTGCGAATCACGAACGCGCCGAGCTGATTGTTCCAGCTCGCGGTGCCATAGCTGGCCATCGCGGTGGAGATCAGACTGCCCGCGCTGGCCAGACGGGTCGGCGTGTCGGTGCCGGTCATGGTGGAGAAATTGATCCCCGCCACGTGGTGCAACGTGCCGTCGATGGTGATGTCAAACGCGCCGTTGACGAGGCCCTGCAGCTGCGTCACCAGCGCGTCCTGCGCCACCGGGGCGAAGGTGCCGCCGGTCAGATGCGCCGAGGTGGCCTGCAACAGGTGCGCCGTGCCGTCGATGGTGATTTGCATGGTGCCGTTGGTGACCAGCTTCAGCTGATTCTGCAGCGCGACCTGTTGCGATGTGGTCATGATGCCACCATGCAGGATGGCGTTCGACCCGTTCTGGGCGAACCGTCCGACATAGAGCACGGCCGGCTGCGGCGACTGCGAGAAGAATAAGTCCGCCGCCAGGAACTCCGGCGCGGTGGATCCGAAATCCTCGGCGACACCATCCAGCGTGCTGTATTGCCGGATGCGCTCATTGACGTCGATCGCAACCGATGGCCCGGCAATGCAGAGCGCACCGAAATTGCGCAGTGGCACTGCCAGCGGGCTCATGTTGATTTGCACATTGACGACGTCCGATACGCTCAGACCGGGCATGGCGTGCTCCTGTAGGTTTCAGTCGTGTGAAAGAGAGGGTGGCGGCTACGCCATCAGCAGAGCGCGGCTCTGCACGAAGCCGGTGGTCCCGCTGGCCGACAGGCGTTGCGCTGCCTGGGTCAGATGCAGCGCGGCCGCGATGTCGCTATGGCCGCGTGCGGTGATGATCTCGCTGTCCTGCAACAGCGCCAGCACGGCGCCAACGGTCAGCGTGGCGCGGCCGGTGAAGCTCTGGTCGACCTGGGTGGCCACGAGACGGCCCATCGCGGCGCCGTTGGCGACGCCAGCGAGGGTCTGCGGTGCCTGAGTGGCGGTCAGCGTGGCGCCCGCCACCGGCCCCGCGTGGCCGGTCAGCGTCTGCGCGTCCTGGCTGGCCGTGAGGCGGCCCGCAACCACCGGCCCGCCGCCCGCCACAAGCGCCTGTGGGGCTTGGGTGAGGTTCAGGGCACCGACACACACCGGGGTGGCGTAGGCGGCCCCCTGGAGCGTCTGGGGGTCCTGCGTCTGGGCCAGCCCGCCACCGACACCCGACAGCACCGAGCCAGCCGCGAGCAGCGTCTGCGCCGCCTGGGGCGCCGCCAGCGTGCCGCGCACCGTCACGGTTGCGGTGGCTGCCAGCCCGTCGGGTGTCTCGCTGACCGACAGCGTGCCGCCGACGCGTGGCCCACCGGCCGCGACGATGGTCTGTGGCGCCTGGGGCTGGGTGAGCGTGCCGCTGACCGTGGCGCCGCCTGCCCCGATCAGCGTCTGTGGCGCCTGGGGCTGGGTGAGCGTGCCAGTGACCGTGGAACCCGCGTGGCCAACGATAGTCTGCGCGGCCTGGGGCTGCGCCAGCGCGGCGCCCGCGACCGGTCCGCCAGCGGCAACCACGCCCTGCGACGCCTGGGTGAGTGACAGCGCGGCCGTGATCAGCGGGAAGCCGACCGAGGCTTGCCCCGCCAGCGCATCGGGAGATTCAGAAACCGTGAGCGTGCCACCAACGACGACGCGCGCGGTGCCGGTCAGCGGATCAGGCGCCTCGGTGACCGACAGTGCGGCGCCAACAGTGACGCCAGCATTACCGACGATGGTCTGCGGCGCCTGGGGTTGCACAAGCGTGCCACCGACGACGATACGGCCGGTTGCGGTCAGGCCGTCCGGTGCCTCAGTGATTGCCAGCGTGCCAGTGATCGCAGGCGAGCCGACCGTGCCCGCTGCTTGCAGCGTCTGGTCAGCCTGGGTCAGTCCACTGACAGGGAAGTCAGGCAGGAACGCTTGGGCGGGCGGAGTGAACGCCCCACCGTATTGGGCAAGGCCCTTGGTGATCCTGATCTCGTCGAGGTAACCGTTGAAAACATAGGTAGAACTGCTGGTATCGTTACCGATCAGGGTGTTACGCGCCGATGGGTATATCGTGTAAGTAAATGACGGCGAACTGGTGCCCACGACACCATTGATGTATATACGTAGGGTGTTGGTTGCGTCGCGATCGACGGCTAGGTGATACCACGTATAAAGCGTTGGAGTGAAAGCCGCATAAGCGGCACCGAAATTCGTTCCGTTCGTGGTGAAAGCAAACCCAAGGTTACCGGAGTTGGTAAAGAAACTCCACCCGAGGTTGCCCGCTGGATTGTCCAAGTCGCCTTGTGTAGCAATAATATCGACAGCGTTCGAGAAAAACATACACCATGCTTCGATGGTGAACGGCCCAGCACCAAAGTGGAAATCCTCCGACACACCGGCGCTGACCGAAGATGCGCCACCCGGAAGGAACAGCGCCCCAGGACTGCCGAACATGGTGGTGCCAGCGGAATTGAACGCACCCCCCACTGAGATCAGTGGGTGTGCGCTGAACGAGTCGTCGGTAAACGTTGTCGAGTTGTTCGGCCCGTCAAAGTGCAGCAACAGCACGGTGTAGGCCGGGACCGAAGGGCCGAGGCCGCCAGTGATACCAGAAAGAACCGTGCCCGCTGCCGACAGTGTCTGGGCAGCCTGCGCGAGTGGTCCGGAGACGGTAAACGGCGCGATCGGTGGGGTGAACGCACCAGCATAGCGCGCGACATTGGAAACACGAACCTCGTCGAGATAACCTGGGAAGCCGTCTGGATTACCACCCTTATCATCGCCGATGGCGCAGGTTTGCGTTGATGCGTAGAGAAAATCTGTGACGGTTTGCGATGCGATAACTGCGCCGTTGACATAAATTCTAATGAGGTTGGATGCGTCACGGTCGACCGCAATATGATACCAAGTATTAAGTGTGGGAACGAAAGAACCGGAAAGCCATTTAGTGCCGTCATAAACGCCACTTGTAGACCACAGGAAACCTAGGTCACTGGCGTTGCCGTTGCCGAACCACCAGCTATCGACCCCCTCTGGTCCCCACTTAGAAACGGCCGATCTATATTGTCCAGACCCTCCGGTCGCTGTGGCGGACGTGTAATAAGCCCAGAGTTCAACCGTAAACTGCCCGGAGCCGAAGTTGAAGTCGGTGGCGTTACCGGTGTCGATGTAGGAGGCTGTGTCGCCGTCGAACTTGGCACTACCGGTGCCGAACTTGGAACTGCTCGTGGTAACCTGCGCGGTGCTCACCGCCGTCAGCGTATGAGCATACGACGACGCGTCAGTGAAACTGGTCGAACCGTTGGTGCCGTCGGCATGCACCAGCAGCACGGTGTTGGTATCAGGCGCGCCACCCACCGCACCCGTGATTGGTGGCAGACCACCGGAGACGGTTCCGGCGCCGACCAGTGGGTCAGGCGTCTCGGTGATCGCGAGCGCGCCAACGACAGGCACGCTGCCGGTTGCCGCGATACCTTGTGCTTGTTGGGTAAGCGCCAGCGTGCCAACCGCCGCCGCAATAAAATCCGCCGTGGTGATCGAGGATGTATTGGTGCGGAAAAACACGTTGTCGTTGTTGGTGCCGCCAACCGTGGTTTCCTGCCACTCGATCTGGAAGAACAGATACTCATTGACCAGCGTCATCGCGCCGGGCGACCATGACGTGACCGAACTGTTGGTGTCAGCGGTCGTGCTGAGCGTAACGGTGGCGCCAGTGAGGTTACCAGTAGCTGCGGTGGCGCCTGCACCTGTCGCGTTAGTGCCGCGCCACATCCGCATATTGATATGACCGACACACCCCGCCGTAGTGGCGCGCAAGTTACAATTGAATGTCCAGTTGGTGTTGGCAAAGGTGCCGTAGAACGGCCCCGCGATGAAGCTGTCGCCTGCTGTCGTGATACCCGAGCCGGTGCCCGGTGCCGGGCCGGTGGCAGCGGTATTATAGCTCGCCGCCTGGGCCGCTGTAGCGCCTGCTGTCGCGCCTAGACGCCCGCGATAGTAAGGCGTAGTGATCGCGGTGCGTGACGGCACCCAGCCAAACGCTGTGGTCGCCACCGCAGGCGCCGATCCGTTAAGCTGAGTGTTCCCCCAAAAGTTCGGTGTGACCCCTGTGGTGCCGAGCAGGTAGATCGTTTGGACGGCCATCGCGGGTTATCCCGCGCGCGGATTACGGATTGCCAGCGGTCACGCTGAACTGCGTCACAGTGACGGTCTGGCCCGAGGTGATGCTCGTGTTGTTAAGGATCAGATCGGTCGTGACGTTTCCCTGCACATGACACACCGCACTGCCGTCCTTGATGCGGAACGATGCCGCTGTGCCAGTAGCTGAGGCTGTGTTACTCCACGTGCCGACCAGCGTAGTCACACCGCCCGAACTGGTCAGGAACGCCGCTGGCAGGGTGATGGTGCATAACACCCCGGCTGGATCAGCCGCTGCGCAGTTGGCAGGCTGAGCGCCAGAGTAGATAATCAACGTCCCAGCGGTGCTGACCTGAGTCTGGATTTGACCGACCTGAGCAGTGCGCAGCGCAGTGCCGTATTGCATCGTCATTTCATTGCACCCTTTCAGTGATCACTGTGATGCCGACATCCGACAGCGTCGGGTCCTGCGTCGCGGGTGTGGCAAGCTGCAACACCTCACCCACCGCCAGCGTGCCGCCGTTGCCGACCAGAATGTCGTCGCCGGATGCGGTCAGGACGATGCTGCCCAGGTTGGTGAGCGCGCCGCTGGCATCGAGCCGGTTGAGCATGAACACCGCGTCGGCTGTCGGCGCCACGGCCGCATAGCTGACGGTGCCGACGAGGCCGGGTGGCACGATCAGCGAGAACCCCAGCGGCACATTGACCACCGTGCCTGCGATCGGCTTGCCGCCGAACGGGAAGGTCACCGGTAGCTGCTGGAGCTCCACGGGCAGCTGCGGGTAGCCCACCGGCACGCTGCCCCAGGCGCCCACCTCGACCACCACAACGGCCGGCGCGGGCGCGATCACATCGACCACCAGCGCGACGGGCGCGGGCGTCACCACGTCAACGGTCAGCGCATTCGCCTCGACCGCGACCACATCCACGATGATGGTGTCGCTCATGCGACGCTGCGCAGCATCCGGCTGGTCGCGCTGTCGGTCACATCCGCCGTCGTCGTCACCGCCCCCGCCAGCACCGTCGCCACCTCGCCGGTCGGGTAGGTCAGTTGCAGATCCCACACCCCGGCCGGCGGCAGCAGCTGGCTGTCGAGCGCGTCCAGCACCATGGTGATGGTGTTGGGCAGCACCACGGCGCACACCGTCGGCACGATCATATTGCCGCCCGGCTTATCGCGGATCTCGGCCTTGGCGATCACCCCGGTCAGATCAGCCGGGATGGTTTTCGCAGCATCGGTCCACAGCAGGAACGACCACCGGTAGCTGTCGCCGCGATACAGGCTCAGCGCCAGCTTGCCCGGCGTCATGGCGCGCGCTGCACAGGCAGCCGGGTGCGCGTGATCCTACCCACCCAGGCGTTGTGCCCATACTCGGCGGCGTCCCGGGAGTCGTAGCGCTCCGCGGCGCGATTGAATCGCCCACCGAAGACCATGGTTTCCCACTCGGGCGGCTCGTGATACGCCAGCAACACTGTCGAGATCGTGGCGTCGCCGATCTGGGTCAGCGCAACGCGCCTTTTCATGGTCGCACCTCCGTATCCTCGCGCACGCTCACAGCCGTCACGTCGGTGGTGCCGTCCGGGGCGGCGCGCCGCAACACCGCATCGGCGCCGTCCAGGTTCAGGATCGGATAGACGCGATCGATCTGGCGACGCAAGCCGAGCTGCACGTCGAACCGGTCGACCCATTGCTGGTTGATCAGCTCGGGCACCCGGGCGAGATCCTGGATATCCCGGAACTTCAGCCCGAGCGCAAACAGCGGTTCCCAGTTTTGCTGGATGTAGAGCGCGTCGCGCCACGCCCCCGCGACCATCTCCGCCTGCGGCCCGTAGAAGGTGGCGATCACCGTGATGGTGCTATGCCGCTGCATCCGATCCACCCCCGGCCCCGCGGCCCCCACAAGCTGCGTGGCGCCGTCGTGCAGCAGGAAGGGGTAATCGTCCGCCTCGGTCCTGGTAATGCCCACAGAGGCCCAGGTGACCTCCGCAGGGGGCTGTGTGGGCGGCATCGGCTGCCAGCGGGGTCGCACCAGATTGCCGGGCAGGCCCCCGAGCGTCGCGATCATGGTCTGCAGCGCCGCGGTGATCTCCTCGCCGGTGGCCGGCGGCGGCGGGATGTCGTTGACGTAGCCGCCGGTCGCCGAGGTGTTGCCGCTCAATTTAGATACGCCCCATCAGCAGCAGGATCAGCAGCACGACGACCAAGATGCCGACGATGCCGATGCCGGGACCGTAGTAGGGGCCGGTGTGCCAGCCGCTGCGGTAGCCATACCCACCGCCGAACAGCAGCAGGATCACCAGCACGATCAGGATGAGCGCGAGCGGACTCATCGCAGGCCCGGCCCTTGGACGGCGAACCCAAACACTGCCCACCCGAGCAGCGCGAGCAAGACAAACACCCAGATGCCGTTGAACCGCGGCCAGTGCGGGTTCTGTGCGTAGGGCCCCCAGTAGCCAACCACGTAGAACACGACAGCCAGCAACATGAGCAACCAGAAGATGAAACCGAGCGGCATGGGGCGTCCTCCGTTCAAAACGCGGCGCCAGTCGTCCAGCGTGGTCACTAGGTGGTCGCCTGCGCCGGGTGTTCGTCGAGACCAGACGCAGTGCCACCCTCCAGCCTCACCCTGTCGGGCTCTTGGCTGTCAGTCTGCGTAGAGCTTAGCCCGCACCGCGGCATCCTTCGCCTCGAGCAGCTTGCGCAGCGCCACCGTCCGCTCGGGGTTGCGCGGCAGCGTGTCGACGACGCTGATCGCCAGATCGCAGAACGGCCGGCTGACCGTCTGTAGATCGAGCGGCAAATGGCTGAAGGCAAAAAACTGGATGATCGGCTCATGGTTGGGCATCAGGATTGCCCCTCACCACGCGCCATGCCGGCGCGGATCCAGAAGAACAGCTCTTCCAGTTTGGCGGCTGCCATCATGCGGTGATGGTGGTTCAGGTTGGAGGCTGCGATAACCTCCGTGCACTGTTGGTGCAGCGTGGCGATCGCATCGCTCCGGACGACAGGCCTGCCGTCGCGGTGCGCATCAGCCCAGGCCATCTGCTCCTCCAGGCTGACCGCCTCGACGGAGTGCGCCGCACCGGAAACATGCAGTGGATGATCATCGCTCATGGGGCCCCCGCTGGTGGTGAAATCGTTTTGACTTCCATCACACCTTCATACTGGTCGTTGAAGTTGAGGAAATTACTGACGCTGGTGACCACGAATTCGATCCCGCGCCACAGCACTGTATCAGCCTTGGTGGTGTCGGTCGCGGTGGCCAGCGGGAATGTGGTGATCACTTCGTAGCTGCCGCCGGTGCGCGCCAGATCTGGCGTCACCATCAGATCATCACCGCCTATCGCCTGGATCGACGCAAAGATCGGAATCGTCTGGGTGGTGTAGCTGACGATGCCGTCGGATCCAACCGTCTCAACGTTGCGCAGCACGGTGCACGGATCGACGAAGTCCGGATCGCTCAGGAGCTCGACGACTGAGATGTTCGCCATCAGCGGATCTTTCTAACGACATACGTGAGACTCGCCCTGAGCTGCCCGGTATCGATCAGCGGGTGGATGTTGGCGCTGCCGGTGCCTGGATCGATCGCCTGCGCCCAACCAGTCAGCGTCTGGCCGCGCGCCTTGATCTGCTTCAGTTTCCGCCGCCCGGCCGCGGTGCGCCGCAGTCGCGCGCGGATGGTCGCCGGCTTCAACGGCACGAACGGCGGCGCCGGATCGGTGATCTCACGCACCACGCTGTTGCGCGCCAACATACCGACGCGGCTGAGCACAGACATCGCCGCCTTACCATGCAGCACGTCGATCGCGCCCTGCTTCATCGTCGCGACAATCTCCGGCTTCGCCTTGCGGATGCCGGGATACAGGAACGGTCGCGCCGGGATGTTACGCGCCGGCGAGCCAAATTCGTGTATATACGCCAGTGTAGCGTTGTTCACCGGGCCCTGCTTGCGGCCGGTCTTGTCCGCCGGCACGCCGACCAGCACGTCGTTGCCGGTGAGCTCAGCAACCCGCCTGAGCAGCTCCGCCGTTTTGTCGATGGTCTTGCGGATATTGGGCTCAGCCATCGCTCACCTTGCGGTAGACCGGCGGCTCAGCCCCAGTCCATTGCACTTCCCAGCTCTGGCCGCACGTCGTGCACGCCGAGGTGGCGATGTAGACGTTTGGGTCGACGTTGGTGGCGTTGCCGTTGCCGTCGTAAATGATGGTCCACTCCAGCGCCGGCTCCACGGGCGCCACCACGCGCGCGATGCGACACAGTGCCGGATTATAGGGACAGTCCGGATTGCGCAGCGCGGCGACGCCGCTCATAGCTTCTTGAATTGCTGCTGCTGACCGGCGACCTGGGCGATTTCCCAGCTCTGCGTGCACACCGAGCAGGTGTAGGTCGAAACGTGGGTGTTGGGATCGCTGTTGGTCATCATGCCGGTGCCGTCGTAGATCGGCTCCCAGGCGATGATGGGTTGTTGCACCGAGGCCGTGCGACTGACGCGGCACTGCGAATAGTCCGGTTGATTGGGGCAGTCCGGGTTGGCATTCGGTGCCGGGGGCGGATTGCCCATTCCTGGGTCGCTCATGACATTGCCGCCATTCCATTGTCGAGGGTTTTGATATAGGGCGTCGCAGCGGTCCAGAACGCCTGCCACGCGACAGTCAGCCCGGTGACCGCATCGGCATAGGCCGTGCCGTTGACGCCCGCGTTGTCCGGGTCCGCCATCACGCCGAAGTTGTTGCCGCCCTGCATCGGCCCCATACCAGCGCCAGATACCGCCTCAAACTCCGTTCCTGGCGTGCCAGTATAACCATCCGACGCGGTCGCGACCGCTTCGTTCAGCCGCAGCACCGAGGTGTTAAGACCGGCGATACGGCTGACCACGCTGTTGGTCATCTGACCGAACGTGGTCTGGTTGGGGATCACGAGTGCGACCATCAGTGAAGCGTCCTTGTTTCCAGGGTTGCCACGCGCGCCGCGAGTGCCGCATTCATCGCTGTCAGTTCTTTCACGCTGTTGACCAGCGCGGCAATGATCGCCGTGGTGCCGATGCTCAGGCTCGGGTTGGCGCTGTCCATTGTGCCGCCGCCACCGGGCAATTCAAATCCCGCCACCATGACCGCCTCCGGGATGATCCCGCGCACCTGTTGCGCCGAGAACCCCACGTCGTGGTAGTCATCGATCTTGGGTTTGGGTTTGAAGTTGCGGACGCGACGGAAGCGGATTGGGTTGATTTGAAGGATTTCCGTGAGGCCCGCCAGCGATGGCGTGATGTCGGTCTTGGCGCGTTCGTCGGACAGGTCTTGATAGGCACCGTGGCCACCGACCACAGACCAGCCATTGAAGCACCAGCCGTCGTTGCGTATCCACCAATGGGCACCGCCAAACGCTGCGCTAAACCAATACAGCGCGCCGTTGTTGCCGTCCCAATCCCAGAACCAACTAGCAGCAAACGCGAATTGCCTTTGAGCACCGGCGTTCTGATAGAAACCGAAGCTGCCGTCATTCTGGGCAAACACCCCGCCATAGGCATACAGCGAATTGCGGCAGGAGATGTCACCGTTGATGCGGACGGTAAAGTTCCACTGGGAGTTCTCGACAAAATTCCAAGCACCGGAGCCGCCGTCGCGGGCCAGATAATAAGCATAGTTGTTAGCAACGTAGAACACGCCGCTCGCGTTCATGATGGTTTGGGTGTTGGTCTCGCCGCTGTTATGAACATAGGTCGCGTATACACCGCCGCCAACCGTGAGGCTGTTGTTGATAGTGACCGCCCCAGTGGCGCGGGTGATGGCGAACGGTTGCGCGATATAATTGCCGTTGTCATCGTAATTATAGATGCCGAAATCGGAGCCGACGTTGCCGCCGCTTTCTACATTGCCATTCCCAGGTTGGATTTGCCAGCGGAGCAAACTGCCGGTGTAGCCCATGATCTGGTTTGCGTTGGCGTTGCCAGTGTTTTTGACCATATTGAAACTGGTATAGGCGCCATATATGGCGATGGCGCTGCCAAAGACGCTCAGCGTCTGATTGACGTTCAGCGTCGCTCCGACGGTGACGAGGCCATCGGAGCGACGGATGGAAAACGCCGTGCCGAGCTGGGTGCCGGTATCACCAAACCGCGTGATGCCGAAATTAGAACCGGCGTTGCTGCCGCTTTCCGGCGTCGCGTCTCCCATCGCGATCGACCAGCGTTGATACAGCGTGCCGCTATAACCGGAGATGGCATTGACGTGGCCGCTGCCCGCATTGGCCAGAGTGATTTGCGAGTTGTTGCCATACACCGCCAACGTGCCGCCGCCGGGATAGGCGCCCAACTGCGCATAAGCGCCGCCCGGGTCGTTGACCGAAATGGTCCCTTGGGTTTTATTAACAGCCAGATTGCCAAGCAGAGTGACATTCAGCGTCGTCCAGTCGATCGAAATCCCAGGCTGATAAGACGCGGTGCCGATGAATTTGGTGATGGCGAACGGCGCATGGTTCATGCCGCCCAGGAAGATGCACCACTCATCAACCCCAGCGGTCTGCCCGGTGATGGTGCGCGCGGTCGGCGGCGTCGCGCCAGCGTTCAGTCTGAGGTTGCCGGGCGTCATGGCGACGCTGCCATCGATCGGCAGATAGGCGCCAGATGGTGCGCCGTTGGCTTGGAAGTATTGCAGCGTCACGGCTTCCATCGCCGCTGTCGGATCGCGACCGAGCAGCACTGTGCTACCGTTGGCCATAACAAGGCCGCCGCCGCCGGTAAAATACCCCAGCGACGACTGGCCGCTCCAGAACTGGATGGTTTGCCCAGCGACGACGTTCAGCGTGCCGCCAGTGATTGAGAAGCCGTAGCCGGTGTCCCATAGCGTGATGTGCGCCGAGGTATCCCAGCCGTTGTTGTTGGGCGCGATGCGATTGCCGAAATGCAGCGGGCCGACTGTGGTGGAGAAATTCACCTGTCCAGTTGCGCGGCTGATCATCAGTGGCTGATCAATCGGCGCACCGGCATCAGTCCACCGGGTGATGCCGAAATCACTACCAGCATTGCCGCCGGGTTCAGTGCCTGCGTTAACTTGGAAGTTCCAGCGCGGCGCCCCGGCCGTGTAGAATTGCAGCGTGCGCCACGTCGCCGCCGGGCCATCGATGTTGATCTGCGGGTTGTCCCCCACAGCCCGCAGCACCGTGAATGTGCCAAGCCCAGCGACGGATTGGCCGATGTTAAAGTTGTTCAGCCCGGTCGAACTGATCTGGCCAATGAAACCGCCACCGGCAAAGATGTTGCTAACACCGGGAAACACATAGTTGAGCGTGCCGCCGCTATCGACCGAAAACCCGGTGTTGCCACCGTGTAGGTCGATGTGCTTCGTCAGATCATTCCAGCCGCTGGCAACGCCAGTGAAGTGAATGCCGCCGCTCATAGAGCCGCCGCTTAGCTGAAGGTAGTATTGGGCGAGGTAGTCAGTGTTCGGAAGATAGCCGACGAACACACCATCGACGTAGGCGTTGATCAGGTTGTTATACCACGCGAACCCGATCGTGTTGCCGCCATGCGGGACGCCGTTGTAGACGACGCCGAGGCCCCATATGGCAAACGTGCCGTTCGGATAAATCTGCGCCAGCACGCTCGGCACATAACCCGCCTGCATCTGATACCAGCGGAACCCGCCATAGCCGGTATAGAGCGAAACGAAATCGACCTCGCCCTGGCCCTGCGTCATATTGTTGGTGAGCGCGAGACCCCAGGTGCCGATGCCAGACAGCGTCGATGAGTTGGCACCGGCTGTGAATACCCCACTGACTCCAAGATTGCCAGTGATCGTGCCTCCCGCGATCGGCAACCACGGGCCGCCGTTGCGCAGGATGATGCCATCAGCATACTGCTTGGTCGCAGCCTGTAGGTCGGCCGTGGGGTCCGCTGACAGCGTGATGGCCATGCTGGCTGGCATGGTGAGGCCGAAGCGGTTGAAGCTGGCGACCATCACCTGATTGATGTCGGACGACGCGTCGTTCGGGTTGCCGTTGTTGATCCACACGTCGAGGTATTCATAACCCCAGGCGTTGGAGCGGAAGCCCGAGCGGATCGATGATGTGAGGCGCACTCCGGTATCACCGACACCGATGCCAAACGTGCCGCCAAACCGCAGCTTGCCTTCCAGTGCGTTGCCGCTGAAGTTGGCGGGGGCCAGAAACAGGTGCCCTGTGGTGGAGTCAGCCGTGAACTGTATGTTCAGTCTACCGGTGAGCGTGCCGCCCGTGATCGGCAGGAAATTGCCAGACTTGGTATCGACATACTGCTTGGTGGCAGCTTGCAGGTTGGCGGTTGGGTCGCGGTCCAGCATCACCGCGCCGCTGGCACGCATGATCATCAACGGTGAGCCAAGTATGTTGGCGGCATCATCGTAGCGATAGAACACCAGATCGCCGCCAGTGTTAGAACCGTCGCGCGGCTCGCTGCTGGAATTGCCGATGTCCCAAAGTCGGTAGTTGCCTGAATACCAAGTCAGCGAACGATAGGAACCAGGGACGCCTTGTAGATTGATCTGCGCGCCTCCAGCACCATTCCAACCAGACCAAAGCGCGCCGCCAGTTATTTGGATGCTGGCTTGCGCAGTCAGCAACCCTGAGAGCGTGCCGCCTGTGAGTGGCAGGTATCCGTTGAGCGCCGCGCGGACCGCATCGACGTATTGCTTGGTGGCAACCGCCATGTTCTGCGTCGGATCGGTGCCGACGAAGATGGTGCCGCCAACGGTAACATCACCAGTCTGGCGTTTAATGAAGAACGCTATCCAGGCATCGCTGCCGTTGTCCGCGTAGCGCCATAGGTTGAAGTCTGACCCGAGGTTGTTGCCAGCTTCGGAAATGTTATCTCCCAGACGGATCAGCCAGCGCGGCGACCCGACCGTCGTGCCCATGATCTGCCGGGCCATGCCCGACGCAGTGTCCAGCGTGATGGTTGGCCACGCGCCATTCAAGCCGAGATTGCCGGAAAGGGTGCCACCGATGATCGGCAGGAACGGTCCGCCCGCGCGGGCGATGACGCCGTCAACGTAGTTCTTGTTGGCCGCCTGTGTCGATGTAGTGGGATCGCCTTTCAGTAGATACACCGCGCCCGACACCGACAGATCGCCGTTCGGCGACAGCCACATCAGTTGCGACGCGATGTTGGTGCCGGTGACTTGCCACCAACTGAAACTGCGAGCGGGGGTGCCGTAGAAATTAAAGAAATCGATCTCGGCGCCACCGCTTGAGTAATTGAAACCGAGGCCGCCGCCCCATCCGGTTGCGACGTTCGGCTGATTGCCATAAATGTAGAGCGGCACTGTGTTGCCAGGATCGAACGTCACCGACGCCTGGAACACGCCCCCAGCCTCATGGGTCATCACCTGATACCATTTAGTGGTATCATAGGCGAACCACAGGGGCACACCTTGGTTGTTAACACGCGCGCCCATCATCAGGCGGCTCGGCCATCCGGCATTTGCATTGTAGCCGTAAAGCACAAGGCCAGTCTGGTCATAATTACTGGCAGGCCATCCTGACGCACCAGCCTGATTAACGATGTTCGCGATACCAATATCGCTTGGGTTAAATCCGGTCAGCGGATTGAACGCACCAGCACCGATCCATTGCAGGGTTGGCGCCGCCGACCACGCGCCTGCCTTTCGACCGTAGGTGTAGATGTTATATGGCGCGTCGGTGGCCAGCGGCGTGCGACCATCGACGTATTGTTTGGTCGTCGCGTGCATGGTCGAGGTAGGATCGTGCGCGAGCGTCAGGTCGCCGTCAGTCATAGTTAGGCCGCTGACGTTCGTATAGAATTTCATAATTCCGCCGACCCAGAATATATGGCTGGCGTCGGCTGCTGCAGTGTAGTTCAGTCGGTAGGCTGTGACGTTGAACCCATATCCGGCAGGATGCAGCGAGATATAACGTGAGTTGTCAGTGAAACTGGAACCCGTTGCCAGACTGCTGTCGAAGCTGATGCCGCCCAGCATGTTGCCGCCGGTCAGCGCGAGGTAGCCGCCGAGCGTGCTGGTGACGTAGTTGCGGTTGACCAAGCTGGTGCCGGTGGTTGGCACCAGGGGCTGTAATAGCTGCCCCTGCATGGTGCCGCCAGCAAGGTTAAGCTTGTTGGTGTTGAGCCACGTCAGTGTGGCCTGCACGTCGGTCGTGCCTTGGATCGGCGGGGAAACCTCAACGGCATCCGCCGTGAAGTAGACGAGGCCGGTCGGCAGAAAAATCCATATCTCGCCGTCGCTAATGAACCAATCGCCGCGCACATACTGTGGAGTGCCAGGAGGCAAAGGCGGAATGTTCGTGCCGGTCCCTGTCGGCGGTATCCCTCCCTCTGTCACGATTATATAGCCGCCCTTGGGGACAGCACTCGGCGGCGGCATAGGAGTGTCGGGAAGGTTTATAGTATATTTGTAATGCACCACATCGTGTGCGACATCCAACTGGCCATAGAACACGAGGTTGCCAGATACCACTGCCGAAATCTGGGCTTGCAGGTTCTGATCTGCCAAATCGACGTAGAATTTCGGCGTCGCCATTTCATCGACGGTCGGCGTCACGTGCGGCAGATATAGCTCGCCGGTCAGCGCATTATTGAACCCAGCAACGATCGGCAGGAATGGTCCGCCCGCCGCACCGATTAGCCCATCGGCATACTGTTTGGTGACCACCTCCATCTTGGCGGTTGGATCGCGGCCCACCGTGACGGTGTTGGTGATGCCGACGAAAGCCAGTCCGACATTTTCGCGGAAATAGGCGATGTCGTGGCCGCTCTGGCTGTTAGAGAACCAAATCTGATCAGTCGAAACGATATTCAAGCTGGCCGTGGTGATCGAGAACCCGTAACCGCTGAACAGCGTGATGTGGTGGCTGGTGTCGGGTCGCCCAGCGACACCGAGGTAATTGTTATCGTTAAACCGGATGCCGCCGGTCATGATGCCACCGGCCAGCGGCAGGAAGGTATCGACGTAGCTCTTAGGCACCGCAGCCGACGTGTTGGTCGGCACGCGCGACAGGATGACATCAGCGCCCGATGCCATGAACAGGCCCTGAGCCTGTATCCACGCGGTATCGACGCCGCAGATGAACACGTGCTGGCTGGCCGCATCCGCGATGTAGTTCATGCGTCGCGGCGTCGGACCACTGACCCCAATACCGAAGCCGGAATGCAGGATCAGATGATGCGTGGCATCGCTCGGGCTTTGGCCATACACATCAGCCCACGAGATGCCGCCCTGCATGATGCCGCCACCGAGCGGCAGGTAGTTGCCCGCCTTGCCGTCAACGTAGCCCATCGTCGCGGCTTGGTTGGTGGTTGTAGGCGGGCCAGCGAGCATCAGCGGCGGCAGGATGGTCACCGTGCCAAGCTGGCGATTGATGGCAAGCGGGCTGGGATAGAGAACGTTGCCGCTATCATCGAAGCGATTGATCAGGAAGTCAGTGCCCTGATTACCGCCGGTTTCCTGTTGGGTGCCGCCGAACTCTACCGACCAGCGGTTCCTGCCTTGTCGCTGCGAAGCGAAATACCCTGCCGCAGTGTTTCCCCCTGTGACGCTGTTGGTCGTGGTGTTCCACACGACGGCGGGCCAGCCCGGTGTCGTAAGATGGATCGCAGCAGCGAGGCCCGTCGTGGTTGAGTCGATGTAAAGCGCATTGGTCAGAGGATATGATGGCCCAGCGGTCAGCGGGAGGTAACCACCGCCTGTGATCGGCGCGTAGTTGGCGCGCGCGTATTCTAAAGTAACCACCTCCATGCTGGTGATCGGATCGCGGCCGACCGAGATGGTGTTCTGCACCCAGAGATAGCCATCCTGGCGATCGATCCATAGCGGCGTGCCGCTGAAGCTGCCGTCGTCGTGGTAGCTGTAAAATGCGAGGTTGCTGCCGAAGCCGCTGCCATCTTCCAGATCAGGACTGACCCCGACAAACCACCGCTGCCTGCCGCCGATGTAGAACGCATATCCCGGCGAGGTTCCCATCGGCGCGTTAACCACGAACGCCGTTTGCTGACTCGGCGAGGAGATCATCAAATTGCCGGACATCGTGTCGCCAGTCACGTTGACCCAGCGCGCGTCGCCGCCAGCGATGTTGACCGTGTTGGCGTTCAGGTAGCGAAGATTGACCACCTCCATATCAGTGGAGGGATCGCGGTTCACGTAGAGGCCGGTGTTCGGCGCCACGAAGATCGACGGGCCATCAAAGCTCAGCGCCAGTGCGCCGCCAGCGACAACGTTCAGATGGCCTGGGGTGATGCTGAAGCCGCCCCAGCCATCATACAGCGCGATATGTGCGCTCAAGTCTTGTGCGTTGGCCGCGTAGCGCGTCCCGAAGCTTAGCCCACCGCTGAGCCGGCCACCGGTGAGCGGCAGATAGCCGCCCGCTTTGATATCGACGTAGTGCTTGGTGGCGGCCCCCTGGTCGGTGGTTGGATCACCGGCTTGCAGCAATACCGTGCCTGCCACGATCAGTGCGGCGTTCAGGGTGGTGTTGCCGCTGCCGCGCGCGATGGTCAGCACGTTGCCGAGCAGCCCGCCGAAATCGTCGTAGCGCGAAACTATCAGATCGGTGCCGGCGCTGGAGCCGAGCACCTCCGGCGTAAAGCCGTCGCCCAGGGTGATCGTCCAGCGCCGCGCGCCGTTGCGTTGGCTCTGGATGATACCGACCGAACCGGTGGTCGCCTGCACATTTAGCGTGATGATCGGCCAGTAGGAGCCGATGCCAGACAGCCCGGTGAGGTTCAGCCGCGGGTTGTCGATCAGGTTTTCGATGTTGAGCGGGCCGGGGTTGATCGTGCCACCGGTCAGCAACAGGTATTTGTTCGCCGGGCTTTGCTGGTCGACGTAGTGTTTGGTCGCCGCTTCCAGGTCGGTATTGGGATCGGTGGCGAGAAACACCAGCGAGCCGAAATGCACATAGCCGGTCGCGCGTGTGATGGCGAACGGAGTGGGAAACTTCACGTTGCCGTTGTCGTCAAACCGGTTGATCAGAAAGTTGGTGCCGGCGTCAAAGCCAGTCTCTCGCTCGGTGCCGCCGAACTCCACCGACCAGCGCGATTTGCCGTAGCGTTGCGATTCAAAGTAGCCCGCAGCGGTGCCCGCCAGATCAGTGTTCCATTTGACGGCGGGCCAGCTTGGTCCGGTCGCATGGACATAGAGTGTAGCGTCGCTCGTGCTCTGGATGGTCAGCGCTCCGGAGAGCGTGCCGCCGGTCAGGGGCAATACCCCCAGCCACGACGCAGTGCTGCCCTGGCGGCCGTAGACCAGCCCGTCGAGCGGCGCCTCGGGGAATGCCGCCCCGGCGCCCTTGCTGCTGTCGTAGAGCAGCTTGCGGCCCGTAGCGTCCATGCTGGTCGGCACGCCGGCCCAGATCTTGACCGGGTCCGCCAGCTCCAGTCCGAGCTCGCCAATTAACAGCGTGTTGGCCGGCGGCGCGCTGCCGGAATTCACGGTGTAGAGGTGCTGCACGGTCTCCCAACGCGCCCCCGCCCGCGGCTGCGCTTCGTCGTCCTTCGGGGGCGGGAAGTTGGCGCCGTCCATCATGGGCTCAGTAGGAGCCCCAGCGATACATCACGCCGGTTGCCCAGCCCAGCGCGACCCCTGAGAGGTTGACGCTGGCCCAGTCGCTCAGCACCTCGTAGCCGCCGATGCCGACCATGCGCATCAGCCAGTAGAACCGCTGACCGTAGGTCGTGTAATTCCACGGCCCGGCGCCCTCCATCGCGGTGCTGCTGACGTCGTAGCCCACCGACACCTTGGAGACGCTCTTGCTGGTCACCAGACCACCCGCCGCACCGGGCGTGCCGCCCGCCGCACCGCTCTGCAGGGCGCGCTGTGACAGCGCCAGCTGATGCGCCGTCATCAGCTCGACGCCCGCCTGCAGCAGCGAGCCCCAGCGATACGGGCTCAGGCACACCGTGGAGATGTCCAGGCCAAACTGGATCTGCGGATCCGGATAGACCGTGTCGTCCCCGAACTCCGGAAAGTGCAGCCGGAACGTCGGCGGGTCGCTGATGGTGCTGGTCGGGATCACCGGCGCGCCAGAAGTGTCGAGCGGCACCGGGCCCGGCACAGGTGTGACGACGACGTCGCTCACGCGATCGGCTCCGCCCGCTCCACGCCCGGCGGCAGCCCCGCCATACGCGGTGCCACGGCATCAGCCGGCATCGGCTGCGACGGCGAGGTGGGATCCACCGCCGCCTGCTCGGCTTTGAGCTTCTCCGCCGCCTGCCGCGCCAGCTGGAATTCCGGCATCCCGATCACCGGCGGCGCCACGTAGCCCTTCAGGTGCGGCACCACATACCAGTGGGTGGCGATGTGGTCCTCGACCTCGTAGATACCGACATCGAAATATTGCTTCCGCGACGGCAGTATCTCTTCGATCTCGTTGTTCACGTTCACCGGATCCCGCACCTTCCGGGTTAGCGGATCGTGCTGCAGGATGAACGGCTTGATCACCTGGATAGTCTGCATATGCCCTCCTGTCGGTTTGGTCACTTGCTGCATCGCCGCAATGCTACGCTGATGCGACACAGCAAGACAGGTAAGACGTGGTTGCGATGCTTGATCTGCCACGCAGCACGACAGCGCAAGTTTCGGTGCGCCTCATCAGAGGTCGGCAATAAGGAGGCGGCGCGCGGGTTACCCCGGATTTAATCTACCGTCTCAAAGCTGAAATTACGTATATACGGTGTTATATACCGTCCCGATAGGAAATCGTCTCGGGATACGGGCTTTCGACTTGGCCCATCCGACCCCAATAGGTCGTGATGTTGTAGAGGCTGCGCCACTCCAACGGAGTCTTCTGCAGCGGCGTCATCGGGAAACGCACCTTGTCATACTCTTTCGTATACGCAACCATACGTTGGCTGTTGCCGACGCCGCGGTTGGTAAGCCACTTCGACGCCTGAATGTTAAGCGCGCCGGAGCCGTGAGTCATCGAGAGGTTGTTCTCCTGGATGAAGCGCAGCACCGAGACGTTGCCGGCGGTGCTGACCAAGGTCGACACCAGCTGCGCCATTTGCAGCGGTGGGAGCCGGATCTGGTTTGGCACGATGGCATAACCAGAGTTGGCCCAGGTGGTCGCGATCAGTTCGTTGATCTGCTGGATGATCACCGGCGCACCGCCGGAGGTCCAGGTGCCGCCGGTGACGTTGACCGGCGTCACGGTCGACAGGTTGAACAGCCCGGTGGTGCCGACCACAGGATCACCGATATAGACCAGCTGGTCGGTGTCCATCTGATGTTTCAGGCGAAGCGCCTGGAACTTCTGCTCATCGATCGGACGGCCGAGTTGAATCGCCGAGGCAAGCTCCGGCATCGACCAGCCGATTTCCTGACCCCAGATCCGCAACGGATTGGCGGTCTTGCCGATATCCAGCGAGACAGCCGGGATCGCGTTGGCGTCCTTCGAGATCCAGGAAATGCCCTGGGTCGCGAAACCGCCGGACGCGCCGAACGTTGAGTTGGTGAACGACACCCACTCATCGCCGGTGGTGATGTCCGAGCGCAGATCGATATCACGCGACCACGTGATGCTAACCAAAGGCTCGTGCAATGTCGGGTCGAGCCGCTCGAGCTCTCCCGTCAGGAAGGCACCGGCACTATCGCGCGTGATGCCGTCAAACGTCTGCAAACCGCCGTATGCGGGCGGGATGCCAGTCATGCCGTCTGGCATGGGCGTATCCTTTCAGAGTGTGTGGGGGTGCCGCGATGCGCTCGAGGCCGGCGTAGATACGAACGTATCGTCTTAGATGTTGAACGCCACTTCCACGAGGCCCTGGGACAACGGCCCGGGGTCCTGCACCGACATGAACACAGCGCCCGGCAGCGCCACACAGGAGCCGGCCGCCGGTGCCACCGCGGTGACATTGCCGGTGACCTGTCCGGCGCCTGTGGCACCCGTCCAGACGTTGACGGGGGCACCCTTCACGGCGGCCGTGGCCCCGCCGAGCTGGCACAGGATGTAGCCGCGGCGCATCACGTCGACCGCGCCGGCGGTCGGTGGCGTCACCGCACCCACCGGCGAGCTCAGCGCCGCCGAGCCGGCCGGGCCGAAGCCCTGGGTCGGATAGGGCCGCACACTGATGCCCCAAAAGCCTGTGGTGTCGGTGGTGGTCGGCTGGCGGATGGTGCCGGTCGCCACGTCCATCACCACCACCTGCCCGTAGGTCTGTGGCGGGCTGGTGGTGTTGATCGGCTGTCCTTCCACGGTGGCGTGTTCCTGGCGTGTCAGTGAGCCAGGAAAGCCACTCGGCATCGTCAAAAGATACGCGGTCATAGTGGTCTCCTTTCAGTTGGCCGTTAGGCGCGCTTTGCTGTGCCGCCCCAGGCGGACCACTGCTCGGCGTTGCGCTTGTTGATCGCCTCGATCCGCGAGCGCAGATCGCTGTTGGCGGCACGGCGGTTGTCGCCAAACTGCGGGCTGGGCAGGTTCTGCGCGTTGTTCATGGCCCGCATCCGATCGGACGCATCGACGAACACTATCTTCACCGCGTCGCAGGACATCGACGCGATGGAGTCCTTGGTGTGACGTCCGACCGCCTGCATGCCGCGCGGGGTGCCGCACGCTGCGGTCAACGCTTGGCGCCGGGTGTTGCAGATCCGTTGGGCGGCCTGCTTCAGCCGATCGTCACCCAGCGCGCCGTCCAGCACGCCGATCTTGATGCCCGGCGAGAGCACCTCGGCGCGTGCCTTGGTGTCGCGGATCACCTTGTTGATCGCCTGATTGAGGCGTGACGCGCGGGTGGAATCGCCCATCATGGTGGGACCCATCTTCAAGGCCGGGTCAGCCTCCATCAGATCCGGCTCGATCGAGGCCGGCGGCGTGCCGGTCTGCGCCTCTTCGCCGGCGTTGGCCGGGTTCGGCACCTCGGCGTCCTTGGCTTCGCCGTCGCCTTCCTTGTCGTCGTCGCCGTCGCCCTTCTTCAGCCAGGGCGGCAGATCGCCGTCGGCAGAACGTCGCGTCATCATGTCGACAATCGCCTTCATGCCGTCGCGCAGCTCTTTGATGGCGGCGTCGTTGGACGTTTTCCAATCGTCATCGCCATTCTTTTTGTCGTCGTCGCCGTTCTCGTGATGGTTGTGGATATTCACGATGGTGTGCTTGTCGCCACCACCCTCGTCACCATCCGGCTCGTGGTGCGGCTGATCCTCGTCGGCGTCCTTGGTCAGCAGCAGATCCTTGTCTGCCTCTGCCTCTTCGATGACCGCATGCGCGGTCGCCTTGTCGCGGGATAAAAACCCGCGCAGCACATAGTCGCCGATTGTTCGTCTACTCATGGTGGCCCTCCTTTCGTTCACGCAGCGTAGGCACTGGCACGGCATGGCAGCGCCCTCCGAAAATAACCCTGACGTGGCACGTCAAGGCCTTGACGTCTGACGTCAAGCTGCTTATGTATGGGTTGGAAAGAGAGGTCAGTCCGGTGCAAGTCCCGGGCCTAGCGCCACCTTGGTTTAAGGCGGCCAGGAAGAGTTCCACAACTGAAAGGAGATCATATGTATCAAGACGCCAACGGAAATCAGTTCCACAGCTTCGAAGAGGCCTGCCGCTACGGCCCCCAACACAGCTGGGTCTAACCCATCAACCAGGGCGGCTTCGGCCGCCCACGCCCATCACCCTAAGAGAGATTCCGCAATGACCTACTTCCTCGGCCTCTCGGCCATCCTGCAAGTCACTATCCTGATTCTGTTTGTTGGAGGCTTCTGAGATGACCACCATCGGCATCACGAACACGGTCAGCATCCGCCTCGCCAAGGGCATCCTGACCGACGGCTCGGAGGTCTTCGACCTCTACCTGAGCCAGGACGGCCAGCTGCCCATCAGGCTGGACTGCTGCTCTGAGCGCGACGCCTACGCGCTGCTGGAGCAGCTGCAGACCTCCATCCACGACCACACGGTCAACGACACCAAGGTGGCGTAACCCTCAACTGGGCGGCTTCGGCCGCCCCTCTCTCAAGGAGATTCTAAATGTTCGACATCCAAGTGCAGGACCACGGTTCGATCTGGATCGTGTCCGGCGTCACCCCCGAAGGCCGCGACTGGCTCGAGGAGAACCTGGATCCGGCCGCACAGCGCTGGTGCAACGGCTTCGTCGTCGAGCCCCGCTACGGCGTCGACATCATCGAGGGCGCCTACAGCGCCGGGTTGGAGGTGGCGTGATGGCCTTCACCCTGAGCATCGACACCGACAACGCCGCATTCTGCGATGACGACGGTGAGCCCCACCCCGGGCCTGAGATCGCCCTCATCCTGGTGACGCTGGCCACTGCCGTCGTCAAAGGTATCGGGCCCGACACGCGGGACTGCGGCCCCCTGCGCGACAGCAACGGCAACACCGTAGGTCGATGGGAGTTTGTGCAGTGAGTATCCCTTCTGACGCTGCCGACGTCATCGAGCAGACCATCGACGCAACCAGCCTCGCGCGTCTGCTCGAGATCGTCGCCGAGATCTGCCACGAAAAGGCAGAGCACCTTCGCGCCAACTGGCAGGACAACGCGTCCGCCCAGCCCTGGCTGCGCGACGCCGCCAAGCTGCAGAAGCTGGCCGCCAAACTGGAGAACTGAGATGATCACCTATCGCGGCTGCACCATCTTCCGCACCGACGTCACCCACGCCAACTCCGGCCGCCCACTGTATGCGATCAGCGGCCGGCTGGAGAAGGGCCCAGCGCCGCGGCCGTTCCTGACCTCGCTCAGGGCGGCCAAGGAGTGGATCAACCAGCATGACATGGCAGCGCCAAACCACCCCCTGTATCGCCCTGTGGTGACCCCAGACGGCCGCTACCAGTCAATCGCGGCAGCTGCAGAGGCGGCTGGCATCAGCCGTCAGGCGGGCCACGAGCGGGTCCAGCGCGGCACCGACGGCTGGCGGTTCGAGGACGCCTAGTCCTCCACTGCCACCTTGGTCCAATCCTGGAGCTCTTCCGGCACCTCGTCCTCCTCCAGCGCTGTCCAGGGCTCCGGCACCTCGTGGCCATATGCTGCGTCGATCCAGTTCTGCCGGGTGACCGGCACCTTCGCCGCCAACAACAGCTCCACCACCGGGTCGTCCGCGCACTTGCTCATGCCGCCTTCGCCTTCTTCTTCGCCCTCGGCTTCGCCTCACCGGCGACGCCTGGGGGCGGCTTGTTCATGCCGCCGGCCAGCCGCAGGATGTGCTGCTGCGTGCCCTGCAGCGTGCGCGAGCCGGCGTGATACTCGCGCCACGCCTGCTCGACGCCCTGGCGCGTCTCCTCGGTCATCCGGTCGTCGAACAGGTTGCGCTTGGCCACCCAGGTCACCGACTGCAGCACCCTGGGTTCGATACCGAGCTCGTCCGCCAGCTCCCGGTAGGCGTCCGCCCACAGCGGGTAGGTGCCGCTCGTGCCGGAGACGTTCGACGAGCTGGCGCCCTTCCAGCCAGGGGGCGTATGGGCCTCGTCCTTCGGTCCCGTGGCCAACGACTGCATCACCGAGGTGCTTTGCTGGGTCTCCGGCCGCAGCAGCGCCGCACCGACCGCGTGCGTGTCCATCGTCACGTCGTGATTGGCGGAGTGCGGATCCAGGATGTTGTTGTAGAACGACCGCACCTTATGGCGCGCGCCCATCGCCTGACTGAGCCGCTCGCGGTTGCCGCCGGACTCCAGTGCGATAATGGCGTTGGCGATCGCCCCGGTGTTCTGCCACGCGTTCTTCGCTGGCTTGCCATCCAGGTTGACCCACGTTCCCAACACCGTGCCGTCGGGGGCCAGCCGCTCAAAATGCTGCTCCGGATCGTGCGCCTCGTCATACGTTCGTATCCACATCGCCTTCTCGGCCGGCAGCTGCAGCTCAGCCAGCGTCTTGCCGCCGATGCGATCGAGCAGGGCGCGGTCCTTCTCTTTCCAGATCCGCCGCGCGGTCGCGGTCATCTCCGGCGACCACGCGGTATGCTGCTGCTCGTTGTATATACTCATCACCTTGTCGCCGAGCTTGACGTTCTGGTCCCACAATTTCTGCGGCGACAGCGCAGCGTAGACGCCCGCGGCACTCTGCAGTGGGATCTTCCACTTCTTCGCCGCGGCCACCGCCATGTTATGCGCGCCCTCATACCAAAGCGGCCCCTGTCGGCGGACCTCTTCCGGCGCGTTCTCGTAAAGAAACCGCAGGTTAGCTTTGGCGTGATTGATCGCCGCGCGTTCAATCTGCTCCGGCGTCTTCCCCTCGGTCTCCTCGGGCCGCAAATTGGGATACCCGTCGTGGTCCTTCAGCAGGTTCATGTTCTGCGTGTAAGTGTCCTTCGCGGGATCCTTGTTCCGATCCTCCTTCATGCCCTTCATGTCGGCGCGGCGGTATTTATCACCCGCCTTTGCATCGACCGAACTCGGCTCGCGCGATGAGATCAGCGCCGGATGCCCCTTGCTGCCGGGCAGCGGCTTGGTGGTCTCCTCCGGCTCAAACTCGGTTATGCCGAACGCGGTCCGATAGGTAGGAAGTATCCGTTTCCAGATCCGGTCAGCTCCTTCCACCCCCGAGCTTTCAATGATTCGCTTGTAGGCAAGCCGCGCTTCGTGCCGTTGTCTTTCAGGGGTGTCGCCTTTGCCGGCGTCGTTGCCGACGAGCTCGGCTTTGCCGCGTTGGAACGTGGGAGTTGTGCCATAGTGCCCTGCTGCTCTTTCAAATGCCTCCGCCGCGTCGCCTTCCAGGTCAACGGCGTAGACGGTGGCACCGTCCTTGGTCGGGACGATGGAATGGAATGCGACGCCATCGTCAAGCATGTCTTGGTGGATTTTGTCAAGGCTTCCTTTAGCTTCGAATTGATACAGATGGGCGTTGCCGTCGGGCGATCGCTGGAACACCAGGGCAGCTTTCTGGTTGCTCAAATGGGCTTTCATCGCCGCGGCCAGCTTCAGCGCCTCCCAGGATCCGCCGTCGGTCTCGGTCATCACGGTGTTCTCGGCGCCGTCCGACCACGCCCCGATCACCGCCCGGTGGCGACTGCGCAGCCCGAGCGCGGTGTCGATTTCGTCGGCAGCGGTCTCCAGCATCTTCTGGCGTTCCGAGCGGAGCCCCGCGCTGGCGCTGCCGAAGTCCAGGTCTTCGTGGACACTGGGCGACACGAACGTGTGGCCGGCGCCAGCGCCCTTCCCGGTCTCACCCCCACCGCCTCCACCGCCACCGCCCGCGGTGAATTCGCCGCCCTTCTCGCTACCCCCGGGGACGCGCGGATGCTCCGCCGGATCCCAGTCAATGTCCGCCGTCCACCACGGGTCGACGTCGTGGGTCTGGTCGTCGTTGCCCTTGGCCTGGGGCTCGCCATCATCATCGCCGTCAGGATCGTCGTCGCCGTCCTCATCCGGCGTCTCGCCCTGCGCCAGGACGCGCACGGCGTCCTCCTCGGTCATATCCTCGACGGTGTCCGCCAGACACTCCAAGAACTTCTGCAGCAGCGCGGCGTCCTCGTCGCTCATCTCCTCGGGATCGTCAGACTCATCACCGTCCGGTGGGTCGCCGTCCTTCGGCTCGTCGTCTGACTGATCCGGGCGCCAGCCTGGGTCTGCGTCGCGCTCCGGCTTGGCGACAGCGCCCTTGATCATGCCGAACCCGCCACCCACGAACAGCTTCACCGCATGCTCGAGCAGCACGTGGTGCACCGCGTCTTCGGCGAACGTCGCGGCAAGTGCCCCCGAGTGGCCGGTCGGATCACCCAGCGCCATCGAGCCGGTGATCATCAGCGCCCGCGCGCCGTAGGAGAACAGCCCCATGGCCTGTTGCTTGGTCGGCTTGTTGCCGGTGGCCAGTGCGCGCAGCGCACCCACCGCGTGCTTGGCGTGGTGCGCCTCTTCTTTCAAATGCGCCTTGGCCAGATTCTTGCCCGCCTTGGCCATCTGCCTCAAATACCCTCCGATTTTGGCGCGTTCTTTGGGTTTGGATTTGGCGGCCTTAAAATGCTCGTGGACAATTTCATAGTCCTCGGCCCCCAACGCGCCCTTGATCGTTTTGAACGCCTTGCCGGCGATCTTGTTGACCGCCTCCTTGGCCTGCTTGCCGCCTTCCGCCTTAACCCCGGCCGCGGTGTTCTCGCCGGTCTCGCCGGCGCGCACGTAGCTCTTGCCGAACGATTCCCGCTTGCCGCCGCCGGATCCGCCGCCGCCCCCGCCTTTGGCGAATTCCCCCTTGTTCTCCGGCTGGCCGCGCGGGTGCTTGCTCTCCTCCCAGGCATCGGGCCAGTCAACGTCGGCTGTCCAGTCAGCCGCGTCGCTGATGCCCTCGTTGCCGAGATAGGTGAAGTCCGGCGCGTAGAACCCGCGCGGCATCTTTTCGTCGTCGTCAGTTGGCTGCAGCGGATACACCCGGCCGGCCACGATCTGGTCGAAATGCAAACGTCCGTCCAGACCATCGTATATACGGTAGCCGTAGTCGATCATGCGGCCTCCCGTAACATCTGATCGAGCGTGCGGTCGTCCATCTCCTCGGCCAGCTTCTGCCGCAGGATCTGCCGCGCCTTGCCGAACAATTCAAAGCGGCGCTGCTGCGACAGGCCACCGAAACTCCAGGCATCTTCGGCGCCCTCGTTGTAGGCGTAGGCGTAGAGCTCGGCGAACATCTCCGAAGCGCGCGCGCGGTTCTTGGCGAACTCGCTGGCGACCGGATACTTCTCGGCGAGGTAGTAGGCGGCGACGTTGCGCTCTTCCGGGGTCATCTTGCTGATGCCCTGTTCGATCGCATCCAGCAGCACCGGGTTATACGACAGCCCGGTGATGTCATCGATCGCGTGACCGACCTCGTGACGTAGGGTTGCGGCGCGCGAGGCGAGCATGCGCGTGGAGCCGTCCGGCAGGGTGATCTGATCGGCCACCCTGATCTTGCCGATGTCGGGTTCAAACAGCCCGGCCGGATGCATGCCGGGCGCGTAAGGATGATCGTCCGACAGCGCTTCGATCTCCTGCACCGCGCGCACGTGCATGGTGGTCGCAAGGCGCCTGATGTGTGCTGCCGGCAACCGGCCAAGCTGCGCCTTCATGCCCGGCTTCATGCGCGAATCGCCACCGAAGCTGAGGCGGGTCGCCTCCTTGAATTCCTCGTCGTTCATGTAGGCGTAGGCGTCGGCACGCTTCTCGCGCTCGTTGTGGTCCTCGGTGAAGCGCCGCGTCACCTCGGCGCGCAGCGTGTCGTTGAGCTCCTGGTCGGCCTTAGAGAGCTTGCCGCTCTCCTGCATGCGGGTGTCCCACAGATCGTTTAGCGCGCTCTGCAGTTCATACATCGGCACCCACCTGCCGATCGCCGACGAGCCGCCGCTCGGCAGCGCCCTGAACCCCTTCACGCGTTCGGCGAGTGCCTTGATCTCGGCGTAGCGGACCTTCGCTTCTTTGGTCTTGCCGAGCTCCGGCAGCCGGGGCGCGCCGGCACGCCACGTCAGCGCCTTGAACAGCCCCATGACCTCGTCGTCGTAGTCCTGGCCGCTGTGCAGCCCGGCGAACGTCTCGGCCACGAATTCCTTGGGATTGGTGCCGGCGTATTTGCTGACCTTCTGCGCGATGGTCTTTTCCCGCTCTGCCATCCAGTTGCTGCGCACATCGGGATGCTCGAGGTGGCCAATCTCGTGCAGCAGAGTGCCGAGCGGGTTCGCTGTCGCCAGATGTCCCTGGTTAAGCTTGGCGGATGCTTCCGGGTCCTTCCAGAAACTGGAACGCGGGTTGACCAGGATGCCATTGGTCGCGCTGCCGATCGCGGCGAAGCGTGAATTGGTTTTGCTGCCCGACGGGTTCACCGTCATCGCCTTGTAGCCCGCGGCGCGCAGGATCCCGGCGGCGATCTCGGCGTTCTTCTTCTGGCTCGTCGTCCATTTGGGCTTCGCAGCCCCCACCGCCTTCGGACCACTGCCGCCGCCAGGACTCTCTGCAAATTGCCCGGCGTTGTCCGGCTGGCCGCGCGGATGGTCCGCCTCGTTCCAGGCGTCGAGGTAGGCACTGAAACGCTCGAAGATCGATTTCTTGGGCGCCGGCTTCGGCGCCTCGTCCACGCCGTCATAGTCATAGACCGTGCGGCCATCCATGATGCTGCAGCGCGCGCCGCAGCGGCCTTCGTCCACCAGGGCAACATGGTTGCAAAAGATACTTCTCTGCCGGCCAAGCCCTGGCGCGGTCTGCTCGTAGGCCGCGTTATAGCCGACGCTGATCGCGCGCTTGCCGCGCTTCACCGCGTCGATGCCGCGCCGGGTGGTGAACACCAGATCGGCCAGCAGCAGATCGTCGTGCACCCCCTGGCCGCGGCGCGGGTTGACCACGTAGCCGACCGCCAGATTGTCCCAGTTGTCCGGGCCTACCGGCTCCCAGGGATGATCGTCCACCAGAGGCTTGCCTTCAAACGAACGGATGCTGGCAGGGTCGAACACCTCCGCGGCATCGCGTTCAACATGCACCCTGCCGCCGACGTCGCCCCGCAGCGGCGGCACCTCGTTCTCCCAGTAGATCTGCGTGCCGGTGCGCGCGATCGGCACATCTCTGTATATACGATAGCCCTCGGCAGTCTCGTCGCAGTGCGGCGACAGCCGGGTGATGGTGGCCCACTCCATTACCGTCTCGTTATCTTCACGCGGCCGGAACGATAGACATCGATCTGCAAGATCGTATCGCCCGGCAGCGCCACCGGCCACGTGTGGTCGCGGGGGTTTTCCATCGAGGGTGTATTATCGACACCCTTAATGGTGCCTTTATTCTTGGAGGCATAGAAGACCTCTTCGCCTTTTTCTTCGCCATATTGCTCCTTCATGTTTGCCATGACTTTGGAGCCTTTGGCGGTCAATGGCATGGCCTATGCCTCGCGGGTTGGCCGCTGCTGCTCTTCGGCCGCGCGGGCGTGCTCGGCGGTCTGGTCGGCGCGCTGCTGCCGGTCTGACCGCGCGCCATACTCAGGGCGACGCTGGCCGGTGCGGCGCTGCTGCACGATCTCTTCGCGTTGGTCGGTCGACAGCGCGTCCAGCGCCTCGTCACCGGTGGGCGGCGGCTCCGGGTCCGGCTGCATCACCACGGTGTCCGCCGGCTGCAGGCTGAACGGCGGCGCCTCGTAGCCCACCAGATTGGGCTGCGTGTAGGCGTGCGTGGCGACCTCGTCCGGCACATCCGAATAGGTGCCCGGCGTCGGGAACTGATAGACGGTCGGATCGGTCGGACCGCGTGCGCCTGGAAGCACCTCGGCGTCCATCGGGATCGGATCGAGCCGCACGCTGAACGGCTGGGCGACTTCAAGTGTTGCCATGACTGTTTCCCTTTCATTCTGGCAGGACTGGTAACGCAACGCAACGACAGTTAAAGATCTGCCCGGGGTGGCTGTGGTAGTCCGGCGGATCCGACAGCGGCGGCGCGTCCCAACGCTGCCGCGAGTGGTTCAGCCGCTTGTGGCTCGGCCGCACCTTCCAGTCGCCGCTTGTTAACCATTCGTATTCATCGGCGCCGATGTGCTCGGCGCGCGCCTGCACCAGCACCGAGGCGGACCGCGCGGTCTCCGTCCGGGCAATCAGAGTCGCTCTGTTCCGCAGCCATGCCTCGGTGGCGTTTGGGTGGGCGCGCTCCAACGCCGCCTCCACCTCCGGCGTCCGCTCGGCGTAGCGAGCGGAGCTCAGTAAGGCCGCCGTGCTGGCCTCCTGGACGCGCTCCGCGGCGTCGGTCGGCAAGCTGGTGATAAGGCCCACCTGCAGTGCCAGCAGCCGCTCCAGCGCCTCGCCGATCGGCGCGCTGGCCAGCTCCGCGCGTAGCGCCACCGACATCGCCGCGGCGTGCTTGCGCCATGCCGTCAGATTGCGCTGGTTGACCTCGAGCAGCATCCGCCAGCCGGTGGCGCGCGCCCAGGGCGTGGTGCCGAGGCGGTAGCGTCGCAGTGCCTCCAGGAGGTGCGGCAGCCGGTGCGGCGGCACCACCAAGGGGTCGCCCTCGGCGTGGTAGCGGACGATGTGGGCGATCTGCTTGGCGTAGCCGCGCAACGCCGCGCCGTAGCTGCGCTGCGCGTTGTGCGCCCGGCGGAACGCCGCATCGGCGCGGGCGTCCTCCTCGGCGCGCTGGCGCTGGCGGCGTTCGCTCTGGGTCTCTGCCTCGTCAGTCGCCAGCATCGAGATGCTTGGTTAGCGCGGCCTTGAACAGGTCCAGCAGCTGCTGGTCGGGATACGCCGCGTCGCGTCGCACCACCTCTTCGATCTCCCCCGCATCGATCAACGCCTTCATCTCCGCCGCCATCACCGCGAGGTTGGCCAGGACCTTCCTGGCGTCCGTGCCCTCGGCCTCACAGTAAGCCCGCAGCTCTGCCATCGCCGGCGCCGCCAGAACCCTCGACAGATCCGGCTCCAGAGGGCGGGTCAGCATCACACGCTCTCGGTCTGGCTGGAGCGGACGAACGTCACCGGCGGCGGTTCCGGCGCCACGTTGGGGGGCTCCTTCAGCGCCAGCGCCGGGTTGGCGCTGCACCACTGGTTGAATTCGATGGTCAGGTTGGTGTCGGCGAATTTGGCATACAGCGCCCGCCGCGCGCCGTTGTTGAAGGCGATGAAGTTGAAAAAATCGTTGGCGCTGCCGCGCGCCATGTCGGGGATGAAGATCATGTTGCCCTCGCGCACCCCCCAGGGTGGCGACAGGATCGGATCAGTGCTCGGGCCCGCACCCCCCATGGTGCCGAGGATCACTGGCGCCGGCCCCGCCGCACCGGCGTCATCGATCAGCCACGCCAGCACCGGGTTGTCGTGCAGGATCACCCACAGCATCCCCGGCTCGCCATACACCTCGTCGTTGTAGACACAGGTGATCAGGGTGGATCCGGTGGTCGATGGCACTGCGCTCATGGTCACTTCTCCACGCTCTCGTTGCTGGACGGCGCCGCGGCCGCCGGATGCGGCAGCTTGGCGCCGACACCGATACCGCCGCCACCGGGTGGCGCGCCGCCCGGCGGCTTACCGCCGGCTCCCGGCATCCCGGGCTGCCCCGGCATGCCGGCGCCCATCGCGTTGGGATCGTTCGGATCCGGCTGCTCCCAGGGTGGCGGGGCTTCCTCGGAGGCCTCGATATCCTCCTCGGTGATGTTCGTGAAGCGCCCGGTCTGGATGCTGCTCTGCTTCAGCTCCTTCAGCGCGATCTGGGTGGTGATGATGCCGCCCTGGTGCGCCATGTTGATGGTGTCGGTGTCACGTTGTGCGACCTCGGCCTTTTCCATCTCGTTGAGCTGGTAGAGCGAATTGAAGCTAAAATCGAACGTGTCCGGCGGCTCGTTGCCCAGCTTGCTGCGCCAGATGATGTTGAACAGCTTGGTCAGCGGTCGCCGCAGCCGCGCCTGCTGCGCCGCTTTGATCATGTCGTAGTAGTTGCGCATGTCGGACTCGCCGGTCG